GTTGTTGAGGCTGGTGGTTCCAGTGAACCCAGAAGCGAGCACCTTGGTGGTGGGCTTCAAGGTAACAGATTGCGACCGATCTTCGCTACGAAGCGTGAAAGGTATACCGCATTGAGCAGTAAGATTGCGAATCTGTGTTCTCAAGTGTGTCGGGTAAATCTCTTCGTACGTCTTGAATAAAGCGGGTCCGTGTGAGGCATCACATTGTTTGATATCAACATCAAACATGTAAACGCTCTCAACACCGTCGATGGTGTGTCGAATGCTAAAACAAGAGTCATCAGAGAAATATGCTCCGTAGAATCTTCCGGGTGGGTTGATGAGGTTAGTGAATACGCGAGTGAGCGCGTCGGGAGCTGGTGTGGAGGTGAATTCGAGTGTCCCGCCAAGGACGTGGATGGGGTTGGCAGCCATAGCATGTTTCATTCGTGCAGTGATGACAAATCCTTGCAGTGAAGCGGCAACGCCGAGGTCTCCAATCATGCGTGGGTTTTTCCCGCATTTGGCAAGCTCGTTGCGTTTCATCTTCAACGTGATGGACTTGACCCAGATGGGGTCGAAGAAAGCAGCGTTGTGGTGCATCTCTGCCCAAGCTTGAACGCGCAGTGCTTTTTTGACATGCGGATCGGCGTGGTGCTGCAGAGCCTCCTCGAAAGTGTCGAAGAAGTCAAAGTCAGTGGCGTACTGGTCTCGAATACGCTCGAAAAATGCGGCGTTACTGATGTGGAAGTTTCTCTGGTTCTTGAAGAGTTGTTTATCCCAGGCCAGATCGGGTAGGTCAGTAAGCGGGTTTTTCCGAGCGTTGGTGAGTCTGGTGAGCGCTTTCGCAACGTTGCTGTCAGTGTTAGCATAAATGACCGCTGTGTGTGACACGTACGGGCCAAAACGTGTGCGATAGCACCCATCAGGTTTGGAGTGGAGGGGGGGGGGGAAGGAAAGTTGCATGTTGTGGAAATGCGCCTCTCCAGATAGGACTCGAAACCTCTCATTGAAAACGAAGGGCTCAACCACGTCACAAGTGACGTTGCCGAGCCGATTCATTCCAATTGAGGAGGTGCAGTGGGTGTCGAGCCCGTGTTGAAGAAATCCGGCCGGGCGCTGGGGGCCATGCTCATAGTCTGGAGGCACGCTATCATGTTGATGATGTTGGTGCAATACTGCTGGGTGTTGGTCAGCAGCTCCAGTTCCTCACCGAGCTTGGCAGCGTCAAAGGCTGTGGATGTGAGTTTGAGAATGAGGGAGTAGATGGACTGATGTATCTTACCGTCGTTGCCAACCATAAGTCGACCGGTG